CTACGCTAAGTGGATGAACGAACAGAACGAAGTGTTTGACATTAAGCTAAAGGAAGAAAAAACTAAGTCACTTGAGTTTATTAATACTCTTGTTGACATTAGCAAAGAAAAGCCTGAGTTTTTTAAACCTCTGTATCGTGAGTTTGTTAAGACTAACGGTAAGGTAGATGACATCGATAAGCTTATGCGTCTTGCTGAGAACCGTATTGGATTTATCAAGAAAGCATTTGTTGATGGTAATCCTGAAGTACCTAGTATGCTTGTCCAAGAGCTACAGGGTGTTCGGTATAACAATATCCTTACCGGATTGGCCCCTGTACGGGCTCTGGGAGGCGCTGCGATTGGTCTTGTAGGTAAACCCCTTGCCACACTGGCTGGAAGCCGTATAGCAGGCGATTCTGACGCATTCAAGCGTGCCATGTTCACCTTTGGTGGTGTGCAAGAGAACATTCAGCGTGGTCTTAAGGTCATGCAAGAAGAGTGGAAGTTTGCTGTAGAGAATCCTCGTGCGTCTATGGCTCGTGGTCGTGAAGATCTTGACATTAAGAGTATGCAAGATTGGGAAACCATGGAAGAAATGGCTGAGATCTGGCGTAACAGTGGTCAGAATGGTAAAGCTGCAATGTGGCACCTGACCAAAAACCTGTACGCTTTTAATAACAGCTTTATTCCTAGACTTGGTATCAACTCTATGTATGCCATTGATGGTTTTGTTAAGTCAATGTCAGCATCGATGTCTTCTCGTGCACGTGCATATGATGAACTATTTGATGCTGCTAACGGTGCTATCGATGAAAATGCCTTCAAAAACTTACAGCAAAAGCTATATAATGAAGCATTTGACAAGAGTGGTGTGCTAACTGATGAGGCTGCTAAAGCTGCATCAGGTGAGATTAACCTTAACCTTGATAACAAACTTGTGTCTGGTCTTGAAGGTGTGATGCGTCAGTTCCCGATCCTGAAGTCAGTCTTTATGTTCCCTAGAACTGGTGTCAACGCTCTAAACCTTGCTTCTACATTTAACCCACTTGGTCCTCTTGGACTAGCTGTTGGTAAGTCTCGTAAGGTTTTGAATGCTGCTACTAAGGCTGAGATTGACGAGGTCCTTGCTGATCACGGCATGACTGGTCAAGGTATGGCTGCATTTAATGCACTGAAAGGTGAGTACATTGGTCGCCAAGCTATGGGATCTGCTGTTACTATGGGTGCCCTTATGATGGCATTTAACGGTAACTTGACTGGTAATGGTCCGCAAGATAATGCGGAAAAGCGTCGTATGATTGCAATGGGATGGCAACCTTTGTCTATTAAAGATCCTATTAGTGGTGAATGGCGGAGCTACCAAGGGTTTGAACCGTTTGATACGTTCCTTGGACTTGCTGGTGACATGATGTATCATCTGCAACGTGTGGATCAATCCGTTACTGAAGATTGGTTCCGTGCATTGTCTGCATCTATTAGCCATAACATTACCAACAAGAGTTTCTTGAGTGGTTTTGAGCCTTTGTCTGGTCTTATTTCTGGTGATGTTGGTTCTATGAATCGTTGGTTTGCTATGATGGCAGACTCTACTGTTCCATTGACCGGTGTACGTTCTATCCTCAGCAAAGCTATTTCTCCTGGTCTTAAAGAAATAGAAAATAACTGGTGGAGCTATCTTGCTAACCGTAACAAATGGTTGCCGCCTGTCAACGAAAACTTGCATAATATGCTCGATGTTTATACAGGAGAACAGATCAAATATTTTGAACCTGTAACTGCTGGTATTAATTCTCTACTTCCATTCTTTAAAACCAATGGTGGTATGGAAGAGTGGCGTCAAAAGCTTATTGCATCTGGGTGGGATGGTCTACAACGACCACGTACCAACCCAGTTACTGGTGAAATGGTTAAACCTGAAGAGATTAACTACATTAACAACTGGATTGCACAGAACTATAACCTCGGACAGCGAGTAGAAAAACTGCTTAATAAGTACGAAAATATGGGCGAAGCTGAGATGAAACGTTATGCTAAAGCACGTGGATTCAAGTCACAACGAGAGTTTCCAATTAAAAAAACTCTGTTGCATCGTGACCTAACTAAGCTTCATAATGATGCCTACAAACTGGCATGGGAAGACTACCGTAGTAATAACATTGAGCGTGCTAACGGTGAGCACATTCAGAAGATTGCTGAGCAACGTCTGAGTGCTGGTCAATATGAACAGGCTCGTACGTTAGCAGATCAAGCCAAAGAACTACAGAATCATCCTCTATCTCAAATGAAATGACCGTACCTAATTCTTTTCAAACCGGTGTAGCTATTCGTGCTTCTGATCTAAATAGTAATTTTACTGATCTTGATACCCGGCTTACTAATAACATTATCATTGATAGTGGTCAAACAGTGGCTACTAAAATTAAACTGCGCTCTGCAAATGGCACTATTTACGATGTAACTGTGTCTAATGCTGGCGCTCTTACTGTAACAGCAGCATGAAAAAGAAGGCTACTGAAGACCAATTTAATGAGCTTCATAACCTTGTGACTAAAGAGTTCCTCTCTCGCATTAAGTCGGGAGAGGCTACTACTCAAGATCTCAAGGCAGCTTGTGATTGGCTTAAAACTAACGACATCTCAGGTGTTGCATTTGACGGCAATCCTTTAGATAAACTGGCAAACATTATGCCACAGGTAGATCCAGAAATGGTACAACGGAGGCTATATGGCAAGAAGCAGAACGTCTAAATTCTATGACAAAAACCCTGCTGCTAAACAGCGGCGTTTGAAGCAACAATCTGCTTACCAAAAAACTGATAAAGGCAAAGCCCTAAAGATCAATGCCAATAAAGCAAATAGGAAGCTGGGCACTTATGGAAACGGTGATAACTTAGACGCATCACATACCAAAAAAGGTATTCGACTTGCATCTAAAAAAGCTAACCGTGCCCGTAAGGGTATCCATGCCTAATGACTCCTCTCTTTCCTACACCTGACCACTACCTTTACAACCTAATAGCCATGACGTCCTCTGAAGCCAAGCGCCTTTGGAGGCGCGGCATTAAAGAACATTTTGATTGTACATGTATCTATTGTGGAGAAACTTATGACATTAATGACCTTACTATTGACCATGTTCATCCTCGCTGTCGTGGCGGTGGAGATACTAACAACACGGTATGCGCCTGTCTTAAGTGCAATCAAGATAAAGGAAGTCAAGACTGGAAGGACTTTATCGACCAATTCAACAACCCGTTGAGAACACAACTACTTTCTAATTATATCAAAGCATAATGGCACAATCTAAACGTACCTCTGCTAGTTACCTGGCAGAAAGCCGCAACATTAAACCTCTTTCTACAGCAATGCAGCAATGGGTCGAAGCTAACCGATCTAAACTTAAAAGTGCTACTGCTAAGCAAAAAGAAATTTTTAAAAAATACGATCAGATGAAAAAAGCAGGAATGCTTGCTGCAAAACCTGCTGCTGCTAAAAAACCTGCTGCTAAGCCAAAGGATGTCAAAAAAGGTGTAAGCACTACACCTGCTGCTAAAAAACCTGATAATAAACGAAAGGTTGACCAAAACCCTACAAGCACTTCTACCAATGAAGAGCGTAAACCTGGTACTCGTGGAGAACTACGTCCGAACAACCCACCGTCTCCAACCGTACGCCGTAAAGGCAGCACTACCGGTGCAACCGTTGATCCACGTGAACGTAGCCTTCGTAAAAACCTACAAGAATCTAAGAGTAGAAAAGGTTCTACTTCTAAAGGACGTAAAAACATTGCAGCTCAAGTAAAAAAAGCAAGTGGTTCCAGCAAACGTAACCAAAAATTGGTTGAAGCTCGTAGGCGTCGTGCACGTGAGGAAGCCTTAAAGAAAAACTTGCGTGAAATGTTTGGGTCAAAATACAACAACTGATATTATGTCTTACTCTCGTCCCGTAACTAAACAAGCTCCTCCTGTTAGCAGCATGGGCAGTATGCGTTCTAAAGCTCGTCTGCCCAAAACATCGCCTACTGGTGCTATTCAACCTGGCCCTAAGGCTCCTGGATTTGATCCTATGACTGGCACTCCTATGGCTAAAATGGACCGTACTGGTGTACCAATGACACAAATTTTTGATGATGCTAGTCAAAAATATAATGGTGCACAACGATCTAAAAAAATGACCTACTGATAGTATAATGCCGTCCGCAAGGGCGGCTTTTTTATTATGGCTAGAGTATCTCCTAGTAAACAAAACCAAGCAAATAAAAAAATACCTTACGAAAATTCGACCGCTTATTGGGCTAATGAAATTGCCAAAGTTGATGATGGTAGAGCTAAAATTCCATTAGAATTAAAAAAAGGCTTTTATAACGCTTGGAAACGAGAAGGCAAATCTCCTCAAAGAGTTTATTTTATCTGGAAAGGTACAAACTCATATGCACGAAAAGGTTTTTTTCAAAGCCCTGGTACAAGGTCTTCTCAACGGGGAGGCGATCCATACCAACCTTCATATTATGAAAATAATATGGCAAAAAGAGCAAGGCGTCGTGCAAAACAAAAACAAGCTACGATTGAGCTAACTGATTATTTTAATACATTAAAGAAAAAATGGCCTGATGCTCCAGATAAAGATATTGCCCAATTAGCTCAAAATGCTTTTGATGTTGATCAAACTTACCTAAAAATTGCAGCTGGTGAAATATTACCTAGAGTTCATTACGAGCATATTCAGCCTTTGTCTAAAGGCGGATTAGAAACTCGTATTAACGTTGAAATGGACGATGCAGATTTTAACGTTACTAAAGGTGCTAAAGAACCTTCTCAGTTGATTAAATCAAAATATAATATTGTTTCAGATAAAGGCGAGGCTATTGAAAAAAGTCTACAAAGTCCTGTAGTTAATCCTAGATCTGAACAACAATTTGTTGAAAGACGTTCTGCTATCAGAAAAGATTTAGGTTACTCAGGTGCTATTACTCCAGAAGCAATACAAGCGCAAAGCAATGTTCAACAAAAATTTGGACAAGCTCTTGGTGAAATGCAGTTTAAAACTGCTGAACAAGCATTAGACAATGTCAGGAAAGAAGTGACTAAAAGAGCTTTGTTTGGAGCTGCAAGAGTAGTTATTCCTGTTGCTACACCGATGTTAGCTGCAATGGATGTTGAAGCTCGTGAAAAGGCTGTACAACAAGATCCATCTATTTTAAATAAACTGCAAGCTGGTCTTAGTAAAGTTGAATTAGCTGGTGAAACTGGTTCTCTTGCTGGTATGACAACAGCCGCTACAGGTGTAGGTGCTGTTCCAGGTGCTGCTATAATGGCAGGAAGTGAAGCTGTGTCTTCCGCTGCTGGACTTGCAAACTTAACAATAGATGGTGTTCGTAGTGCTGTTATGTTCGGATCACATAACCGTATTCGTGGTAGAAGCGGCGCTATGCGTGCTACAAGCCCCTAGAATGCCCCTAAACCACCCTAAAGGTACAAACACACATGACTAATGTTTTAGACGCCTTACAGGGCGATTTTAAGCTGTTTCTACAAGCTCTATGGTCTCAACTAGACCTACCATCTCCTACCCGTGCTCAATATGCAATCGCAGACTATCTTCAAAATGGACCTAAACGCCTTCAGATACAAGCTTTCCGTGGAGTGGGCAAATCATGGATTACTGGAGCCTTTGTTCTGTGGACACTTTTCAATAACCCTGAAAAAAAGATAATGATTATTTCGGCATCTAAAGAACGTGCCGATAACATGTCCATCTTCCTACAAAAACTGATCATTGAAACTCCCTGGCTCTCTCATCTGCGTCCTAAATCTGATGACGCCCGTTGGTCCCGTATTTCATTTGATGTTAATTGCTCACCTCACCAAGCTCCGTCTGTTAAATCAGTGGGCATCACCGGTCAGCTTACTGGTAGTCGTGCTGACCTCATGATTCTTGATGACATTGAAGTTCCTGGTAACTCAATGACAGAATTAATGCGAGAAAAACTCCTGCAACTTTGTACAGAAGCTGAATCTATCCTTACACCTAAGGATGACTCCCGTATTATGTATCTTGGTACTCCTCAAACTACCTTTACTGTCTATCGTAAGCTAGCTGAGAGGTCCTACAAGCCCTTTGTTTGGCCTGCTAGGTATCCCAGGAAGGTCAATCAGTATGAAGGGCTTCTAGCGCCTCAGCTGGTGGCTGATATTGATGGTGGTGCTGATATTTGGGATGTTACTGACCCTGATCGTTTTGATAATGATGATCTGCTAGAGCGTGAAGCATCAATGGGTCGTAGTAACTTCATGCTGCAATTTATGCTCGATACTTCCCTTAGTGATGCAGAAAAATTCCCACTTAAAATGGCTGACCTCGTGGTCACTTCCGTTAATCCTAATACTGCTCCTGATGCCGTCGTCTGGTGCTCAGACAAACAGAATGTCATCAAAGACCTCCCAACTGTTGGTCTACCTGGAGATTATTTCTACAGTCCAATGCAGCTCCAAGGAGAATGGCTTCCTTACACCGAAACAATCTGCTCAGTTGATCCGTCGGGTCGTGGCACAGATGAAACAGCAGCAGCTTTTATCTCTCAACGCAACGGTTTCCTGTACTTGCACAAAGTGTCAGCTTACCGAGACGGTTACTCAGACCAAACATTACTCTCTATTCTAAAAGATTGTAAGAAATATAATGTCACTAAACTCGTTATTGAAACAAACTTTGGCGATGGTATCGTTGCTGAATTATTTAAAAAGCATCTACAACAAACAAAACAAGCAATCGACGTTGAAGAAGTCCGTGCCAACGTACGTAAAGAAGACCGAATCATTGACAGCCTTGAGCCTGTACTTAATCAACACCGGCTTGTTGTAGATAGATCAGTTATTGAATGGGATTTTAAATCCAATCCTGATGATCCTCCAGAAAAACGACTCCTATACATGCTATTTTATCAAATGAGTCGCATGTGTCGTGAAAAAGGTGCCGTTAAACACGATGACAGATTAGATTGCCTAGCACAAGGTGTAAAATATTTTACAGATGCAATGGCAATCTCTGCTTATGAAGCAGTAAAACAACGTAAACGTGATGACTGGAAAGATCTTATGGATGAATGGCTTGATGATCCACAATCTGCAGCGTCTCACATGGCTTTTGGCATGAATTTAGACCAAAGACAACGTGCTAGACAGCTAGATGGTAAAAAGTCAGTCCCCACCTGGGTTTAAGAGCGGTGTCGGATTAATACAGGGGGAGGAAGGGTGGACCTTGCCCTGTAGGAAGGAAGACACTCACTTATCGTGAGTCCTTCCTTCTTTTATTAATATCCAGGTGAGCGTAGCGAACGGATATTCTGTAAGAACCACCTAAAGCCCTACCGGGCTAAATGACACAAAATTAACATGAATCCTGATCATCTGAATATCAACAATTTTGATATCTGAATGATGTATTATTCAACTGCCACCCAATCATATGCATAATATTGAGTACATTCACAATGAGTACTCCACTCACTCAGCTCGTTACGTACACTCTACTCCTGATGGTGATAACCTCGTAGCCTATATGGCTAGAGTATCTAATCCTAAGAATCAAAATAATAAAGATACAGCTCCTAAACTTATTAAGTATCTTATTAATCATAAACATTGGTCCCCTTTTGAAATGGTATCAATGTGTGTAAAAATTGAGACAACCCGAAGTATTGCTGCTCAAATTCTTAGACATCGTAGTTTTAGTTTTCAAGAGTTCTCTCAACGTTATGCAGAAGTAACAGATACTCCTGTTGTACCGGATCTTAGAATGCAAGACCATAGCAATAGACAAAACTCTATTGACTCTATGGATGAGTATGAAAAACAACAATTCCAATTACAATTACAACAACATTATGAACAATCAATGTGGTTGTATAAACAAATGCTTGAAGCAGGTGTAGCTAAAGAATGTGCTAGAGAAGTGCTACCTGTATCTACTAAAACTACTATGTATATGCATGGTAATCTTAGGTCTTGGATTCATTATATTGATCTACGTACTTCTAATGGTACTCAGAAAGAGCATATGCTTATTGCTCAACAGTGTCAACAACTTGTTAAACAATACTTCCCTGCAGTAGCTTTTGCTGTTTGAGCT